AAGTTCAGAAGCACCTACAGCATTAGCTGCAATACTATCTGCATTAACTGCATCAGTTGCTATCTTATCATTAGTAATTTGATCATTACCAATATGTGCTGTGTCTATAGATCCATCTACATACTGGTCACTGTCAACTGAGTTAGCTGACATGTGTTCTAAATCTACTGCACCTGCTGCTATATGTTCTGAATTTATAACATCATCACCTATTTTAGCTGCTGTCACAGCGTCAGCTGCTATCTTAGCAGTAGTCACTCCAGAATCAGCTAGAGCTGTAGTATCTACAGAACCAGCTGCATAGTGTTCAGCATCAATAGAATCAGCTGCTAAGTGTTCAGAGTCTATAGCATCATCTGCTACCTTAGCTCCAGTAATTGCATCTGCTGCTATCTTAGCTGTAGTTACATTAGCATCTGCTATTTTAGCAGTTGTAACTTGACTATCTGCTATATGCTCAGTATCAATAGATCCAGCTGCATAATGTTCAGAATTAATAACATCGTTACCTATTTTAGCTGCAGTAATTGCATCAGCTGCTATCTTAGCAGTAGTGATTTGATCATCAGCTATGTGTGCAGTATCTATACTACCGTCTACATAGTGCTCTGAATTGATCTGATCATCAGCAATCTTAGCTCCAGTTATAGCATCTGCTGCTATCTTAGCTGTAGTAACTGCACTAGTATCTAAAGATCTAGGTTGTATTAATTGGTTTTGCTCTTCTTGTAGAGCATATAGTACTTGTGTCTGATTATTATTTAAGTCTCCAGCTTTGATAGATGCTCCAGCTGTATAGGTAGCTTTAGCAGCATCTACCTCTGTATCACGGAATATCCGTATAGCTGCTCCACTAGCAGGTATATTACCTGAAGTGAAAACTATAGTACCACCACCAGTAGTAGTGTAATTACTAATGGTGTAATGTGTACTAGTAGTCTTAATAGTCCCATCTACTTCGACTTTAATATCAGCTTCTTTATATGAAGGGAATGAGAAAGCTTTATTATTTGATCCATCCCCCGTGTATGTTACGTATGTTGTTGCCATTTGTTATTTATACATAGCTAATAGTTCTGTAAAACTAGGGGTGGTGGTTATTCCTTTAAACTTTCTATTTTGTTTCTTTGCTAACTGTTCTTGCTGTAAAGCAAGTACTTCAGTTCTACGCAAAGCTCTTTCCCAAGCTATTTTTTTCTTTCTCTCTGCCATCATTCTGATTACTTTATTATGATAGTAATCTCTTGGCTGATAATCCCCTCTATATCCACTTGCTAGATCATTATCCATTATATCTATAGAATCAAGTATATCTTTTCTGACTGCTAATCTATTTAGATCAGATTCAAAATTTAACTTACCAAATTCTTCTTGGAATATAGATCTAATACGTGGATGTTTACTTAAATCTGTACCATCTGGGGCAGTATAAGTGATGAAACGTAAATCAAATTTACTATTAATAACAAGCTGTCTACCTGGACTATAGTCTAAATTAAAGTCAATTGGTATAACTGATTTAGCAACTCTTGTTAAGAAATCGTAATCTTTTACTGGTTTACCATTTAATATATCGTATTTCTTTGCTAACGGTTCTCGGGCTATATTTTCAGTAAGTAAGTTTCTATTTCTTATAGAATCAAATATATCAGAACCTAATTCACGAGTATGAGGAGTAAATATTTTACCCATCTCATTCCTTAAACTAGATAAAGGTACAGTATTATTTAATAAGGAACTGCTAACTCTACCCCAACTTCCTGGCTGTCCACCAAAAGCATCTACCCACATTTGCATACCTTGTAAGTAAGACTTACTTGCTATACCTTGAGCGATAATCAATGAGATTTTTTGAAGTTGATTCTCTGTCCACTCTTCACCCATTAACTGACTAGCATCACCTACATCAGCAATTAGAGACCATGTTTGGTTAAATGGTTCAATAGAATCATAACTAATCCATACATCTCCCATTTTAATTGATCTAGGTTTCCATCCAAGATCTAACCATAACTGTCTAGTTTGCCTATCTACTGGTCCATTACCAGTTAAATTACCAGACATCCAAGACCAAGAAGCAAGACCTACTAAAGATGTACCCATAGCAAATCTACCTGTTTGTAGTGCTCTAGCATTAGCTAGTTCTTCTACACTTGTTATACCGTATTGTGCAACAGTAGATAGATTTTTTGGATCAGCAAATGCTATATCATTGAATTCTTTAACTAAGAAATTAAATCCAGGTGTATGTTTAGCTGTTAAAGCTAGACCATTTATACCAGTTCTAGCAAATAAGAAGAAAGGTTTAGCCCATGGATTAGCAGTAAACACATCATTCAATCCTTTAGAGAAACCAGTTAACTCTTGTGTAAGAGTTACTTCTTTAGCAGCAAACTTAGTAGCTTCATCAATTATATTCCCATCAGCATCAAAGATCTGTCTATAAAAATCATCTTCAAATACACTAAGTAGTGCAGGGTTAATATCAGAAATTAAACCTTTACTCTGAGCATCCATAGCTGATCTCATAGCTTTCTCTCTCATCTTAGATCTACCTAAGATATATCTAAAAGCATCATCAGTAGCTGCCATTAGTTTAGTAGAGTATGTTAGCCAACTGTTGTTATTCCAGTTTCTAGCTTGATTTGCCATAGCAAACATAGCTCGTTCACCATCTGTAGCTCTTCCACTATCTTCTGCCCATCGTCTCAGTAGTTCCCAGTTCTCATCACCTTTAGTGAATTCAGAGAATCTAGTCTTCATACTAGATACATCACCACTCCAGTAGGAGTTTAGTTTAGTTTTAAAGATTTCAAAGGATTCTGGAATAGCTTGCATCATTGCATTCATTGAAGCTAATCCTGATCTCATAGTTGTCTGATCACCTCTTATCGTAGCCCCTATGACCGTAGACATAGGACGTAAGAATGTAGCTGTACTTGTACCCATCATAGCTCTTATAGATGTTTTAGGGCCACTAAGTACACTATGTACCATCATTCCTTCTAATTCCCTTATTAAAGCACCAGTTCTATTAGGACCACCTGGTTCTAACTGACCTCCTGTTATACACTTTCTACAGAAAGCATCAAAGTCATCTAAGTTATTAACTGTTTTCATAGCAGAGAATAACTCAAATGTAGCTAGTAGTAGGTCATCATTCTTATCATCTTTAGCTATTTGTAATACACTAAGTATAGCATCTTTAGTGTCTTTCATGTCTGCTTTAACAGCATCTTCTATAGCCTGTTTCCTACCTATTTTACCAGCACCTATACTTCTAAATGAATCAGAAGACCATGCTCTAGCTCTCTTTATTTCAGTCATAGCAGTCATCATGGTATCAAATACCTGCTGCAAAGGACCGTCTTGTTCAATTAAGTTAACAAAGTCAGATAATTCTCTACCAGCTATACCGTTATCTCTTAACTGTTTAAGTAAAGAACCAACTACTAAATCACCTGCTACTATATTTTTAGTAGTCCAAGTCTCAATAGTCTCGACAACATTACCAGCATCATCAGTTATATCATACTTAATAGAGGATCTATATAATTCATCAAGATAATCTTCAGCTATCATGTCAGCTGCTTCTCTACCTAATGTGGTACGTTGATGGGTTGCTACTGCATCACCATAAACATCCATTAAGGTTTGTCTTCCAGCTCTTATGTCAGCTAATTCACTTTGAAATCTTTGATCACTCATTAAGCCTCTGAGGACTCCATCGACTATTTCTTCTGTCATCTCTCCTGTATCTGCAACACGTTCTCTTTGAACTGGTGTAGTCACAGAACCTGTTGAACCATCTTCTGCATCCCATTCTGTTCTTGTCTTCTTCAGTTGCTCTCTAGCCTTACCTGGAGTAACTTCAGATAGATGTGCTCCTTGGTGTGGTGAAGCTATATTTTTATTTTTACTAGCACCAAACTCATTCTTTCTTAGTTCTCTAAGACCTTTCTTTAAAGTCTGGTAATCAATACTAGCTTTCCTATTCTCTACTTGTGCTTTAACTAATCCACTACCTCTACCTAGCATCATAGTAGCACCATCAAATATGAGACCAATTCCCATGCCTTCGACGATGTTTTTAAACTTCATCCACATAGGATGATCTGTATCTTTCGTAGATAAAGGAGTATCCATCCAGCCATGTTTATCTCTCATCATAGCAAGAGCATTATGACCATCAG